CTTCAGGGGATCGGGCCACGGGCACTGGAGGAGATCCGGGCCGCGCTGGCGACGCCTCCAGAGCTCTCCGATAAGGACGATATGGGGAGTGAGGCGTGAGCATCACGCTGGCCTCGCTGGTGAGTCGCCTACAGATCGACGTGCCGGTGCGACACGACGTGCCGACGACGGCACAGTATGAGCAGGCGGTGAAGGACGCGGTGCGTGACTACTCGCGACGTCGTCCGATGGAACGGGTAGCGACGGTCGAGGTCACGAGTGGGGTTGCCGATTACGCACTGCCTGCCGATTTCGTGAGGCTGATCGCGTTGGTGGGTCTGCCTGAGACGGAGGGCGTGATCCACACGCCCTCCGGGTTGGTGCCGATGGCGGAGAGCCCGCGGGAGTATTGGACGATCGCCGGGGCCGTCCTGACGCTGCACCCCACACCACAGTACAACGTGACACGGCAGGTGCGGTATGCTGCGGGCCACATACTGACCGAGGGCGCTTATCCTGATCTGACCGACGATGACGTTTCGATCCTGATGCTGAAGGCGCAGAGCCTGGTGCTGAGGGCTCAGGCGCGTGCGGCAGCGATTGTCGGGCAGATGGTGGAGTATCAGATCGGGGATGAGCGTGTGAAGCGTGAGAGCGCCGCGAGTGCCCTGACGACTGCGGCCAAGATGGCGGAAGCTGACTATGAGATGGCGTTGGTGCGGGCGATCGGGCCGGTGGGACTGGTGGCGACGTACTGATGGCGCTCTTTGATTTCGCGCAGGCGGCCACGGATCTGGCCGCGGTCGTGGCAGAGAACGCGACGAGCATCAGTATTCGGCGCGGTTCCACGACGCTGGAGGCTCAGAGTGTGCGGATCGCACGGGCGGGCAACGCTCATGGGCGCCAGCTCAGCAGCGGTGAGATGCGGGAGAGCCGAGGGCGCGTCGTGGTGGTGGGCGGTAAAGACCTGGACATCCGACCGGACGACCGCTTCAACGCGGGGGATGAGCTCTATCGGGTCGTGCTGGTGCGACCGAACCGGCTGGCAGCGGTGATAGCGGAAGCGGAGGTCGTGGAGTGATCTATGGGGATGCACTTCAAGTGGGTGAAGCCACCGAGCCATCTGGCGAAAGAGGTCGATCGGTATGGGGAGCGGATCCTGATCGCGGTCCACGCCGTGGCAGCGTACGTGGGCCAGCAGATGCAGGATCAGGCGCGGGGGCGGGCCCCGTGGCAGGACCGGACGGGCAACGCGAGGAGCGGGCTCTTCTTCGCGGTGGACGGTTTCGGGCTGCGCCCGGTGGTGGGACAGGTGTCGTCGGGGGCGAGGCAGTCGGGGTCCGACACTGCGTCGGTCTCCGGGGACAAGGACCGGTTGGTGATCGCGCTGGGACACACCGTCTATTACGGCAAGTATCTGGAGTTGGCCCACGGCGGACGATATGCGGTGGTGATGTCGACCATCGAGGGCAATCTGGGCGGTCTCGAGCGGATGCTCCACAACCTTCTGAAATGAGGCGGTATGGCGATCTTTGATCGGGTGCGAGCTCTGTTGCGGCAGCGTCCGGACGACGACGTCCATACGACGATGGATGAAACGCCGGCGCCGCGGCGTCCGAATGAGGCCCTGGCGCGGTTTGCGGCGGACCGGGAACGTGTGGAGATCGTGAAGCGGTGCCGGGAGATGTATGACACCGACACGCGGGCGAAGGAGGTGATCCAGACTCTCGCGCGCGACATGACGCGCGGTGGGTTTACGGTGAGCGCGCCGGGGGATCCGCGGGCGGCAGAGATCGGTGACGCGTTGGCCAAGCGGCTGCAATTGGACACACGGTTGGACGATTGGGTGCGATTGACGCTGCGGGATGGGGACACGTTCTTGGAGGTGGGGGTTTCGCAGGAGATGGAGATCGCTGAGGTCACGCGCAAGCCGACGTTGGAGATGCATCGCCAATCGAATCAGTTCGACCGGTTCGACGATCCGGAGAAGGCCTATTGGTGGGCGGACAGCTTCTGGGGAGGCGCGGAGGCGCCCCAGGACGCGATCTGGTTCGCGGACTGGCAGATCATCCACGCGCGGTGGGATCACGACGAGGACCGGCGCTACGGACGGCCCTTGTTCTCGTCGGCGACGGGGCCGTGGAAGCGGATCGTGGAGGGCGAACGCGACATCGCCGTGCGGCGGAAGACGCGGGCCGGGATGAAGTACAACCACAAGTTCCCGGCGGGCACGGACGAGAAGGTGATCAAGGCCTATCGGGAGATCAACAAGGCGGCGCTGGATAACCCGTGGGCGGCGGTGGCGGATTTCTTCGGCACGACGGAGATCGAAGTGGTGCAAGGGGACGCGCGACTGGCGGAGATCGACGACGTGGAGCACCACATCCGGACGTGGTGGTTGGCCTCTCCGGCACCGATGAGCCTGTTGGGCTATGGGCAGGATCTGAACCGGGACGTGCTGGAGAAGCAGAAGGAGCAGTACGACGAGGCGCTGCCGGTGCTGCAGGCGTGGGTGACGGATCAGTTGGTGCGCCCGCTGTTGGAGTTGGAGTGGCTGTTGCACGGTATCTGGCCCGAGCATCTGGAGTACGACGTGCAGTGGAACCGGAAGCAGACGTTGACGCCGGAGGCGCTGGCGAAGCTGGCGGATGCGGCCTTGCGTCTGCGCGCGTTGGGCTGGCCTCAGGCGCTGGTCGTGGAGGTGCTGCAGATGTTCATCGCGGGCGTGGATCTCTCAGTGCTGCTGGGCGCTGAGGGGGCCGGGACGACGGAGATCGGGGGCGTGATCTAGTGGCGGAACCCGAGACGGTCCAGGACCTGACGGTTGAGATGTTGTTGCCGGCACTGCACCGTGCCGAGATGCGGTTGCAGGTCTATGTGGCGGGCCAGGTGCACGGGTACCTGATCGATGCAGGCCGAGCGTTGCGAACGGCGCTGATCGACGCAGGCGGGGAGAACGGGGCGCTCGATGGGCTGGGCCTGAGCGTGGTGGTGAACCGGGCTGCGGAGGTGTGGCGAGCGTGGATGACGCGGTTTCAGGCGCTCCTCGAGATGGCGCGACGGGAGGCCGTGGCCATCGCATTCGGCGGCCTGCCGGTGCTGCACGACCGGTACTTCGGCACGCTGCAGGAGGCGCGGGGCGCACAGCGAGCGGTGCTGAATGAGGAGATTTGGCTTGGGGGGACGGCATTCTTCGAGCCGCAGTTGGAGGCGGTGTTGAGGGCGGCCGGCGAGCGGCTGTACGGCGACGGGCTACGGCTGTCGCGGCGGATCTGGCGGCTGGACGAGGAGGGGTTGGCGGGGATCCGGGGCGCGGTGTACGCCGGGGTGGCGGACAGCAAGAGCGCATGGCAGATCGCCGAGGAGGTGGAGCAGTATCTGGGGGCGGGGCAGGGGTGCCCGCGGTGGACACGGTACCGGCTGTATGGGTTGACGAAGACGCAGATCGCGCAGGGGCATCGGGGCGGGCTGTATTCGGGCGACGAGTGCGCGGAGCAGGGGGTGGCGTACAAGGCGCTGCGGCTGGCGCGGACGGAGATCCAGACTGTGCATCATCTGGCCGGGCAGCGGATCCGGGAGCAGCTGCCGTTTGTGGAGGGGGAGCAGGTGGTGCTGAGCCCGGCGCATCCGCGGCGGGACATCTGTGACGAGGTGATCGAGGCGGCGCCGAACGGGGACGGGGTGTATGCGGTGGGGGAGGTGCAGCTCCCGCTGCATCCGAATTGCATTTGCGATCAGCGGGCGGTGATGATGGATCCGGACGCGTTCGTTGACCGGCTGCGCGGGTGGGTGGACGGGTCGGAGCCGTGGGCGGAGATGGACGGGTACGCGAGTTGGGTGGGGATGCAGCCGGCGACGATGAGCTCGCCGTTTCTGGAGGGGCTGACGTGGGGGCTGCAGTTGTGGTTGTTTGGAAGCGAAGACGAGCACAACGCCGCATTCGAGGCGGCATAGGGAGGATCGATGTCCAGGCAGAAGCTGCGAGATTCCGCGAACCCACGGGGGACGTTCAACCTGGGTCGGTACCCTGTCGAGGCTGATACGGTGCAGATCGATGAGGGGGAGACGACGAGTGAGAGCATTGCATGCCTCGGGATGATGGCCAGCGCGGTTATCGTCGGGGAGGGATTTGTCGGCACAAGTCTGACGTTGCAGGGCTCGCTCGACGGTCAGACCTTCTTCGACCTGTATGAGTATGACGACACGGACGGCACACCGATCGTGATGACGGTGGCGGCCAGCCGGTGGTATAGCCTGCCGGTGATGTACATGCTGAACGTGCCGTATCTACGGTTCGTCGCTGACGAGCAGACGGCAGATGTGACGCTGACGGTCGTGCTGGGGTAGCTGCCCGAGTAGCCGACATATCGGAGGGAACTATGACGATCTACTATCTGATTCGCGGCTCGCAACTCGTCGGCACCATCGACGGCAGCGAGATCGGGCGCATCTCGTTCCCGCCGATGGCGGGGGACGACGCGATGAGCCTGCTCAACGCGCAGCACGCGCAAAACCTGATGGATAATCTCGACCTGACGCCGGAGGAGGCGCTCGCCGCGCTCGGTATCGCCGACCTACGCGAGGCGGTGCATACGTGCGTTGCGCTGGCGTCTGCCGAAACGGTGCAGCGGGCCGACGCGACCGGGCTGGTGGCGCAGCATCTCGCCGACGTGGATGCGACCTACTCGCTGTGGCAGGTGGGCGGTCAGGCCGAGGACCTGATGCGGCCGCACGCCGAACTTTGGGCCGCCGAGCCGCTGGAGACGCTGGGCGTCCTGGCGGTCGTGGAGACGTGGGGGAGCGCATTTGGCGCGGAGGTCGTGCGTGTGTCAACGGGGATGACGCTGGCACAGGCGTCGTCGCGGCGCGACCGCATCGCGGACTATCTGCAGGCCGCCGGGCACAGCGCCACGCAGCTGCGGGCCGCGACCAACGAGCACGAGCTGGTGCTGTGCGTCGTCGCGGCACTCGGTTACAGCGCGGCGCAGTTGTGGTCGGTGATGGAGCAGCCGTCATGATGCGCCAGCGCTTGCCTGCTATGCTGCTGGGTCGCTGGAAATCGTTCTCATGGACCGACCCAAACGCCGGGGATGTTGTCTACATCCCCACGTTCCAGCATCCTGACGTACCGGGCGTGACCTTCGGCGGCTTCCTGGCGCAGCAGTACGCGGCCAGCCAGCCCAACGCGACGGACACCAACGACCGTCCCGACGTGGCCGATGGCGCGGCGGTCGGGGCGGTGCCCGCCCACAGTAAGCGGATGGTGAGCCCGTGGCGGCAGATCACGCAGATCGAAGCACGCAAGGCGTGCGCCAATATCGGCGCCGGCTGGCACATGATCACCAGCTTTGAGTGGGCGAGCCTGGCAATGTACGCCAATCTCCATGACACCCAGCCACGCGGCCCGAACGCCAATACCAACCCGCCATCTGACGTCGACTATCCGGCGGAGGTGGGCGCGCTCGACGCGGCGCTGTATGCACGCGATGATGCGTGGAAATCCGCGCTGACCGGCAGCGGGCCTAACACCTGGTCACACAACCACGCCGCCGACGGGGTGTTCGACCTCAACGGCACGATCTGGCAGTGGTGTGATGGACTGATGCACACGCCCGCCAGTCTCAACGACGCCAGCGACACGCCGGTCGCGATCACGGGAGCCGGTGGCGCGGGCTATACGCTCGTCAACGCCAATCTCGTTGTGACGCTGGCCGGATCACCCTACGGAGCCAGCACGTCAGTCGCAGCGCACACGCTGACCGACAGCGTCAAATCCTGGACGGTTGATGAGTTTGTCGGGTGCTGGCTGTATGACGCCGTGGGCAACCTCTACGCGATCACCGCCAACTCGGCTACGGCGCTGACGATCGACCGGGCCGCCGGGCCTGCGGCAGGGCCGTACAGCATCCTCAAGCTCGTCGAGGTGGATACGACGGCAGGGATGGCGAGCGGCAATCGCATCCTAACACTGCGATCCGACGCAGATCTGGCCCCGTTCGCCGTGCCCGCGACGTCTGACGGCACGGGCGCTGCGGCGTATGGCAACGACGGATACTGGTATGCCGCCACGGCTCTCCGTGCGGCGCTCCGTGGCGGCATCTGGTACCGCGGCGTCAGGGCGGGCGTGTTCGCGCTCTATCTGCGCGACGCGCCGTCGAATCGGGGCGTGCACATCGGGTTTCGCGCCTGCAAGGCTCTGTAATCGGCTATCTGGCATCTGGAAATCTGTCCGGAGGATCAATGGTCGACAAGCTAGTCATCTACCAAAAGCTCTACGACGTGATCGTCTATGCGTTCCCGATCCTCAATCGGATGCCGAAGAGCCAGCGGTTTGTGCTGGCACAGCAGATTCAGAACGCGCTGCTCGACGCGGCGAAGCTCATCGCCCGCGCCAACATCGAGCGCGACAAGCGCGCGACGCTGGTGGAGCTGGATATCGTCTTGGATCAAGCGCGACTGCTGATCAGGATCGCGCACGATCTAAATCTCTTGTCGCACCGGCATTACGGACAGATGGCGATGCGACTGAACGAAATCGGTCGTTTGCTTGGCGGATGGCGCAAGCAGCAGGAGGCCAGGCGATGATAGGGCTGCAGTCGTATACGTGCGGCGCTCCGTGGCGGCAACTGGAACAACGGCGTCAGGGCGGGCGTGTTCGCGCTCAATCTGAACAACGCGCCGTCGAATCGGAACGTGAACATCGGGTTTCGCGCCTGCAAGTGTCGGAGATCGTAACGGCCCGATCCCGCACGAGTGATCGTGCGGGCTGCGCCTCAAGAGACTTGGGACTGCATTCCTCGCTACGATCGCCTCGTGGGTCTAGCGAAAAACATGAACAGGCGGGGTCGTGCTGGTACGGCGTGGCCCGAATGCTCGACCCCGCCGGAGGCGGAGATATGCGCCGGTTCAAGAGGGTATACCCGCAGATCTATGCGTTCGATAATCTGTACGCGGCCTATCTCAAGGCCCGCCGCGGACGCCGCTACGACGGTGAGGTCCTCACGTTCACCGCGCGACTCGAGGATGAGCTCATGGCGCTTTATCGCGAGCTGGCCACAGAGTCCTATCGCACCGGCGAATATCGGACTTTCGTCGTGCGCGAGCCCAAGCGCCGCGAAGTGGCCGCGCTCCCGTTTCGGGATCGCGTGGCGCATCACGCGATCTGCAATGTGCTGGAGCCCATTTTCGAGCGCAGCTTCATCGCTCACAGCTATGCCTGCCGCGCGGGAAAGGGCACGCATGCCGGAGCGGATCAGGTGACGGCGTGGCTGCGGCGTCTGTGGCGAGAGGGTGTCGAGCCCTATGCACTCAAGGCCGATATCAGCCAGTATTTCGCGTCGGTCGACCACGGCGTCCTTCTGGATATCCTGCATCAAAAGATCGGCTGCCGGCGCACGCTCGAGCTCCTGGAGATGATCATTCGTGGAGCCGGGCACAACGGCAAGGGCATCCCGATCGGCAACCTGACCTCGCAGCTCTTCGCAAACATCTACCTGAACGAACTCGACCAGTTCGTCAAGCACGAGCTGCGCGCGCGTTACTACCTGCGCTACATGGACGACTTTGTCATCCTTCACCCTGACAAGGCACAGCTCAATGAATGGCGGGACACCATCGGCACCTTCCTCAGGGTCTGGCTGCGCTTGAGTCTGAACCAGAGAACACGGGTCTTCCCGACCGGACAAGGGATCGACTTCTTGGGCTACCGGATATGGCGGACACACAGACTGCTGCGCAAGCGCAGCGTCCGCGACATGCGACGCAAACTGCGACGGTTCCAGTCCCAGAGCGCCGCCGGCACATTGGATCTACAGCGGGCCGACGCGTCGATCCAGAGCTGGCTGGGCCATGCGCGCCATGCGGACACGTATAGTCTCAGGCAGCGGATGTTCGGCGGGTTTCGGATGCGGGGCGGCGGTGGGCAACCATCCGATAAGCGACATATGCGGAGTGAGGCGGCTTGATGCGTGAGACGATCGCGGGGGTGCTGCAGGGAGACGCTACGTTGGCGGGGACGCTGACGGGCGGGGTGTACGCGGGGACGGAGATCTCGCGACAGTTGACGCCGGGGGCGTTCGACGGGAGCGGGGAGATCAAGCCGTGTGCGCTGGTGCGGGTCGAGAACGACGTGCAGCACGGGCCGTACACGGGAGGGACGACGCTGAGCGCGCGGACGTACGTGGTGGTGTATGCCTATCAGCGCGCGGGCTATGACAGCATCGATGCGGCGCTGGCACGGGCTAGGGCGCTGCTGCACCGGCAGAGGCCGGCGACGGCCACGGCGACGTGGTCGATCGACTGGGCGGGAGATAGCGCGGATCTGCGGGACGAGGGGTTGGACTGCGCGATGCGGTTCGGACGGTACGTGGTGACGAGGCGAGTATGAGCAACGTTGAGTTGGTGGTGGCGGGGTATCTGAAGCCGCGTGACGGATATGGGTACGGGACGATCAAGGTCGGCGAGGCGCTACGGCGGATGACGGGCGGCGCGGTGGAGCTCGTGAGCCTGGAGAAGGTGCGGCGGTTCGAGGTGCCGGTGGTGGCGGTATGCACGCCGGATTGGCTGCCGGAGATCGAGGCGCCGCGGGTGATCGCGCACACGATGTTCGAGGCGACGCGGCTGCCGGTGGGCTGGGTGGAGAAGCTGAACGACTACTCCGACACGGTGGTGGTGCCCTGCGCGTGGAATGCAGAGGTGTTTGTGGAGAACGGAGTTCTGCGGCCCGTGCGGGTGGCGCGCTGGGGGATCGATCCTGAGGACTATTTCCCGCTCGACCGAGCGAATCACGACGGCCCCTACACGTTCCTGTGGAGCGGGACGCCGGACCAGCGGAAGGGCTGGGACGTGGCGTATCGGGCGTTCCGGCAGGCGTTCGGCGACCGGCACGACGTGCGATTGGTGCTGCACTTCCGGACGCTGCCGACGGGGGTGACAGGGTGCGACGATGCGAACGTGGAGATCGTGGAGGGTCTCTTCGGGCGGCCCCGGCTGCGGGAGATGCTGCAGGCAGCGGACTGTTACGTCTTCCCGTCGCGGGGCGAGGGCTGGGGTCTGCCACCGCGGGAGGCAGCGGCGACGGGGCTGCCGGCGATCGCGACGGACTTCGGTGGGTTGGCGGAGGAGATCGAGGATTGGGGGATCGGGCTGCCGATCGCGGGGATGAGCCGGGCGGAGTACGGTTTCTGGACGTGTGAACTGGGTCACTGGGCGGAGCCGGATCAGCAGCGATTGCAGGAGTTGATGGTGCGGTGTGTTGAGGATCGCGCAGGGGCTGCGGGGCGCGGGGCGCGGGCCGCAGCGTGGCTGGCGGAGCACGGGACGTGGGAGCGGACGGCCAGGGAGATCCTGGACGTGGCGGCAACGGTGGTGGATCTAGAGCTGATGAGAGACGAGGAGGATGAGCGATGAGCGGGTATGGAGAGAAGCCATTCGGCATTCGGGATATCAAGTTGACGCCGATCGAGAGCGGATCGCAGGTGGACCTGCCGAACGAGCGGACGCTGAGCTTCCGCGAGCGGCTGGTGAACGGCGAGCTGCGGGGCGCGGGCAAGACCGTGGCGGTGGTGGCGGAGGTGGACGCGGTGGAGTTCGAGCTGGAGGCCGGCGGGATCAGCCTGGAGGCGTACGCGCTGATGAGCGGGCGCACGGCGACGCCGTCGGGCAGCACGCCGAACCGCACCAACACGTTGAGTGGGGCGGGCGCGGAGCGCTATCCCTACTTCAAGATCTACGGGAAGAGCTTGGGGGACGGCGACGATGACATCCACGTGAAGCTGCGCAAGTGCAAGCTGACGGGGGGCATCGAGGGACGGCTGCAGGACGGCGAGTTCTGGGTGACGAACTGCAGCGGGGTGTGCATCGACGACGGGACGGGGATCTGGGACATCGTGCAGAACGAGACGGCGGCGGATCTGCCGGCAAGCTAGTTGCCGGTTACCAGTTGTCAGTTGTCGGTTGACAGAGCGCAGGCAGGAAGCCCCCGTGCACTGCCGGGGGCGGGCCTACGCTACGGCGGAGCGCTTCCCTTCCGGTGAGGCGGGGAGCCGGTATTACGCGGGTGACAGGAGCCAGGGATGGATCTGACGACGTGGCGCAAGCAGCAGCGTGAGGGCGTGGAGTTCGAGACGCCCAGCGGGTTGGTGGTGCGGTTGCGACGGGTGAGCCTGCTGGACATGGCGGCGCTGGGGGAGATCCCGACGCCGCTGGTGGCGGCGGTCGACGCGGTCTTCGACAGCAGGTCGCGCGACCTGACGGTGGAGATGGCGGGGCAGTTTACGGAGGTGGTGGATCTGCTGGTGCGGGCGGCGATGGTGGATCCGCCGGTGGCCGACCGGGCGGATGAGGGTCACCTGGCGGTGAGCGAGCTGCCGATGAAGGATCGGGTGGCGATCTACAACTGGTGCCAGATGCACGAGCCGCTGCGGCCCTTTCGTGGAGCGGGTGGAGAACCTGCTGATCCTGGACGCGGTGGGGCAGCGGTACGGAGTGCGGCCATCGGCGATCCTGGGGATTGAGGACGCGTGGCTGGCGTGGCAGCTGGACGTGGCGGTGTTGGCGGCAGTGGGTTCACGGCAGGGCGGCGGGCGCCGGCACAGCGGGGCGCGGGCCGACAAGGCGAGCGGGTTCGCGGGGCTGGGGACGCGGGCGCGGGCGGTGAAGCTGCCTGAGAGCGGGGTGTGGTAGGGTCCCCCCTCCCGGCCTCCCCCCACCGGGGGGAGGGGATACAGAGAGGGGCCTTCCCGGCGGGGAGGAGAGGTGATGTGTTCCGTGTAGGGACAGTGTCGGAGGGTCGTCTGTGGCAGTTCAGTTAGGCAGCGCGTATGGACAGGTGGTGCTGGATGCCAACGGCGTGCGGAAAGGCGCGGCGGAGGCGGAAGGTGCGTTTGCGGGCCTGGAGAAGAAGGGCTCGATGGCGATG